AGACCGATTGGCTGAAGAGATCCTAGAGTTGGCTGACGAACAGATGCCAGAAGGCTTAGAAGGCCCGTTAGCGAGCGCTTGGGTACAACAAAAGCGGATGCAAGTGGATGCGCGTAAGTGGGTAGCTTCAAAGCTCAAGCCCAAGGTCTACGGTGATCGCATTGATGTTGCCGTTACAGACAATCGAATCAGCGTCATGGATGCGCTGAAGGAAGCAAAGCAGCGCGTGTTGAAGGACGACAGCAATGTCGTTGATGCTGAGGTTAAAGAAGCGTGATGTGCAAGGTTATGCAACAAATGCATAGATTTTTGTTAAGTACGCGCACGCGCCTGCCCTTTTTTCAAAGAAAAAGTTAGTCAGCGCTCACTAACTTAGAGGTTGGTAAGCACTCACTAACATAGCCGATCCGACAAGTTATGCACAGGGTGTTTTGCCAGTTGTTCATGCTGGTCTGTGCATAACTCAATACGATGGCAATACGTCATGTATAAGCTGTGCATAACTGGGCGTCAACTTAACATAATGGACACTGTATAAAGTAGGTGTAGCATTTGGTATTCATTTCTAATTTTGCACCTAAGTAAGTAAGTACTCACTAACATTTGAGTTAGTAAGTGCCCACTAACAATGGCCGGATGGCCGATGGCCCCCCCATAGGGCCGGCGCGAAAGGGCCGAGGTAACGTATACCCCGCGCACATTTTTTATTTTTATTTTTTAAAAAAATGATTTAACATTACGCCATGCCAATCAACAACGCCCTAGCCCAGCGCCCAGCAAACATGTTGGCGTACCAAGACACTTTGAGCGCAACCCAGCGCAACGAGTATTTGGGCGCACTGGCTGACTTGATAGCGCAAAGTTATTCACCCCAGCGCACACAGCAGATGCAGGGCACGGCGCGGTTCTTATCGATGCCGGCGATTAGCCAAACACTGGATCGTCTGTCCTATGGCGAACCCCTAACAACTGGCGCCGGAGGTTTAGGCGGCACAACTCGCATCAGGCCAGAAGCGTTAGAAGCTGCCATGGCGGTGGCGCCCGTAGCGCAGCCTGCGACTATGGCCACACTGCAAGCGGCAAGGGCTGCAAGGCAGGCGGCATTGCAAGCAGGCAGAGCTGGTGAGCGCTATGCGGAGAGGGTTGTGCCAGGCATCATGGAGCGTGGCGGGTTGCCGGCTGAGATGTTGCAGGGCATGGCACAGAACACGACATCCAACATGGCCGAGCGCGTTGGCAAGTTAAAGGCAATTGAGGCGCTGTTTCCTGGCAAGACCGAGGCCATGCTAACGTCTGCTGAAAAGTCTGCGCTGACCAAATACAAACAAATTTTAGATACGCCTGCGGTGATGCGCAGAGAGCAGGCCAGATTGTTTGGCACTGGTGATGTTGTGCAGCCATCATTGAATGTGGCGCAAGAAATTGGTGTGCATCCTAATGCGCTACTAGACAAGTACGTTGTGCCTATTTTGTGGGACACCTCTGCAACTGGCGGCAACGTAACGCAAATTGCAGGCGTGCCGTTAACGCAAGGTTTGCGCGATGCCACGCCTGCGTTTGTGCAGCGTCAAGGTGGAAGGCGTTATCCGTACATTGCAGAGAATTTGCAACAAGGTGTTGGCGGCGCATCAAACGTGTCAGCGCAATCATCCAAGATTAACAACTTGAATAAGTTTAGTGAGTTGGGCGACACAATTGGTGTGCAGATGAACTTGGCGCCAAGTGGCATTAACTTTTCGCACCATATGGCTGAATCTTATGTTGGTGCTTTAAATTCGCTCAAGCCATCACGCGAAGCATTGACATCGTTTAGAGATGCGGTCAGAAACACTAAAGTAGAAAATCCTGTTACAAAAGAAATTTCTTACCCGTACAAAAAGTTTCCTGGTATTGATAGCCCCAACATTCGAGAAATTTTGGCGCAGGGCACTGACGATTACACCTCTGGTAACATTCGCAAAGCAATTGCTGAAGCTGGCGAAAAAGCCAAAATACAAGATTTAGGTTTTCCGCGCTGGCAAGATGTGTACAACGTGATGAGTGAGCCAGGCGCTGAGACTGGTATGGCGCATACGCTACTGGCTGTTAAGCCTAAAACCCAGATGGTCACACCAAACTTTCAGCATGGTTCATACAATGCTGGTCTTGAAGCGCAAGTTATGGGATCTTTGCAAAATGCTCAAGGGCAAATTGTTGGTGTGCCTGATTATTTGATGATGCAAAAGCTATTCAAAGAACGCCAAGCACAAGGCAAGACACTTAGCAACATTCGCACATCATTGCTCAAAAGCCACACTGGTGAAAAGTTGGATCAAGAGGCAATTGACAATATTGCTAGATACCTTGGGTATCAAGTTGATTAAGCGACTCAAGATGCTCTTTTTCTTTGGTCAATTCTTCAAGCAATTGATTGACAATTTCCAGACGCTGCGCATCTGTTTGGCTCCAAAATGCTTCTGGCATCCGCAAGTAAGCCGAATTGTTTGAAAAGTTAAAACCACAGTATGCGACTACTTTTTTCATTGATGGCCTCCAAAGCACCATTCTATCAGATAGCTAGATAAATGCAAACCACGATTTACAAGCCCGAAGACGAACAAGAGTTGATGGCCACTCTGTGGACGCCGGCCATTGCCGATGACCCAGAGGCGTTTGTGCTGTTTGCCTTCCCTTGGGGTCAGGAAAATACACCCCTTCAAAACTTCAAAGGCCCGCGCAAGTGGCAGCGAGAAGTGCTAAGAGAAATAGCCCAGCACATCCAAGACAACCAAGGCAAGATAGACTTTAACACCCTGCGCAGTGCCGTCAGTTCTGGCCGAGGTATTGGCAAGTCAGCCCTCGTGTCCTGGCTCACCATCTGGATGCTCAGTACCCGCATAGGTTCAACAACGATCATTTCGGCCAACTCAGAAGCCCAGCTGCGTGCGGTGACTTGGGCCGAGATCACGAAGTGGTTGGCCATGAGCATTAACAGCCACTGGTTTGAGGTGGCAGCCACCAAGATCACGCCGGCAACGTGGCTCACTGAACTGGTTGAAAAAGACCTCAAAAAAGGCACACGTTATTGGGCTGTTGAGGGGCGCCTGTGGTCAGCAGAGAATCCAGATGCTTACGCTGGTGTCCACAACTTTGACGGTGTGATGGTGATCTTTGACGAGGCCAGTGGTATTGATGACTCGATCTGGGCTGTGACGGCTGGTTTTTTTACCGAGAACACACCGAACCGCCTTTGGCTGGCTTTTTCCAACCCACGCCGTAACACTGGCTACTTTTATGAGTGCTTTAACTCCAAGCGCGACTTTTGGACAAACAAGGTGGTGGATGCCAGAACGGTAGAAGGCACAGACAAAGCGGTGTATCAGAACATCATTGACGAATACGGCCCCGACAGCTCACAAGCCCATGTCGAGGTCTATGGCATGTTTCCCTCTGAGGGTGATGACCAGTTTATTCCGGCTGACATTGTGGATGAGGCCATGAGCAGACCGAAATACAAGGATCAGACGGCGCCAATCATCATTGGAGTTGACCCTGCACGCTTTGGCGCGGATGCTACGGTGATTGCCATACGCCAAGGGCGCGACATTGTGAGGATTGACAGGCATCGAGGTGATGACACGATGACGGTGGTGGGGCATATTATTGAGGCGATGGAAGAGTTTAAGCCTGCCATGGTAGTGATTGATGAGGGTGGCCTTGGGGCTGGTATTGTTGACCGTTTGAAGGAACAGAGGTACAAAATCAAAGGTGTCAACTTTGGCAATAAATCGGCAAATCCGATTATGTATGGCAATAAAAGGGCCGAAATGTGGGGAAAAATGAAGGATTGGCTACGCAGCGCATCAATTCCCAAAGATAGGTTCTTGAAAACTGATTTGGTATCGCCTATGATCAAGCCTGATTCGAGGGGCACTATATTTTTGGAGTCAAAGAAGGACATGAAGGCGCGAGGTCTCGCAAGTCCTGACGCAGCTGATGCAATATGCGTTACATTTGCGTTTCCCGTGGCTCACAGGGAATATACTGCGAGGGAAACAAGCCGCAAGTACACTGACAGGACGGCGGTTGCAACTTCATGGATGGGAAGTTAGATGGCTACAAAGAAAAATGTTTCTCTCAGCGTTGGCCGCGGCGAAAAGT